ATGAAAAAGAGTGTGATTGCAGTATTGTTGCTGACCAGCTCAGCCGCCGCGCTGGCTGCGCCGCAGGTTATTACCGTCAGCCGTTTCGAGGTTGGCAAAGAGAAATGGGCCTTCAATCGCGAAGAGATAATGCTCACCTGCAGACCGGGCAATGCGTTGTTCGCCATTAACCCCAGTACGCTGGTGCAGTATCCGCTCAATGATATCGCGCAGAAACAGGTCGACAGCGGGAGAAGCACCGGTCAGCCTGTCAGCATCATTCAGGTTGACGACCCAGAACATCCCGGGCAGAAAATGAGCCTCGCCCCCTTTATCGAGCGCGCGAAATCCCTCTGCACGGGCTGATGAAAATCACCTGATACAGCATAAAAAAACGCAGGTCCGGTTAACACCGCCTGCGTTTTTTTATGATAAACGTGACAATTACCGGATTTTTCTGACCACATTTGTCGCGGACTGGAAAAGCTGGTGTCGTCATCTATTCTTAAGGTGCAAGGCGACTAAGCCTGCATTAATGCCAACTTTTAGCGCACGGCTCTCTCCCAAGAGCCATTTCCCTGGACCGAATACAGGAATCGTATTCGGTCTTTTTTTATATTGTTGAATAATAATGATTTTTTTAGTGGTCACACTAAAATCCACCAAAATTCCACCAATTCTCAATATTCAGTCTAAACCCTAACATACTCAGCCCCACGGGAGTCCAAGTATTTTTTGGTCATTGATAAATTTTTATGGCCCAAAAGCCGCTGCGCAAATTCTTCGCCTTTTTCCTTCTCATAAAGCCTACTGGCCAGACTTCTAATTTCGTGAAATGACGGCGGGTAAGGGCCAAATTTAAGCACAGTGACATCACGGGTATCTGAGAATGCCTGGGTTAACCCATCCGGCGTCAGTGGTCCGGGCTTTCTTCCACCCCGACGCACCGGCGAGTAAAGCAGGAACTCAGATGGATTGTTCGCTCTGCAACGCTCTATCACTTCTTTTAAATGAAGATCGGCCGCTTCCAGTTTCAGGTCTAAAGGGATGGCTAATTTATTCCCTGTTTTCTCCTGTATGACAAACAATCTGTCTTCCCGGATGTCAGTGAATTTCATCATGGCTATATCCTCGCGTCGCTGAGCCGTGACCAGCGCAAGATCAAATGCATTTGCCGCCCATACTGAATTAGCAACTGCTGTTTGTCGTATCGTAAAATACGCTTCGAGCAGTAGACGTTCCCGCTTAACTTTTGGTGCCGGGGTGCGAGTAGGTTCTGCCGGGTTCCTTTCTATATGGCCCTCAACGAGCGCCTCTCTGAATACATCGAGTAGGACAGATCTCAGACCTGCAGCCATGCTTTTTTTATCGCAGGCTATGTATGTTTCCAAAAATTCCGCAATGTCTTTTGTTGTAACTGCGCTAAGAGCGATGGTGCCGAACTCTTTCCTGATCGTCTCCATCTGGTTCCTGCGAACTTTCATTGTGTTTGGTTTTAATTCCCTTCGCTCGAGAATAACGTCATACCTCTCCAGCCATTTAGCCATAGTCAGGGTGGGCGTTTCTTTAATGCGCTGAAGTAGACTGGAAGGGATATAGTTCTGATCAAGATAGCTGTTGGCTTCAATGGCCTGGGCTATCGCTTCCCTGCGATCAATGCGGCCCAGGTAGATTACCTGGCCGGTTATTGGGTTGCGCCAGGAATAAAGCTTATCTCTCTTGCGAAAGGTCAGGTTACGGGGTAGGTTAGCGTCGTAACGGGCTGGCCTCTGCATTCTGTAATCTCTCCAGTAAAGTCCCTTTGGACGGAATTTTTAGATGCTGCGGTTTTAAGCGCAAATTCTTCTTGCTCGGATCAACATAGATAGCATCCGGGCGGAGCTTATACTCTTTACCGTGTAGCTCGGGGGCAGGATAGATCTTGCCTTCACGTACCCATCTGCGAAGAGTAGAAAGCGATGGCGGTGATGAGTACACTTCAGCGGCCCATTCCTGCAAATTAAGAAGCTTTGCCATTCTGTTCTCCTGCGCCCACCACCCGATTATAAGGACGGAAGGCGCTGTTTGATGATAATTCGATATCAAGACATCCGGCCGGCGAGGGCACGCAGACGCCGAGCGCCCATGATCGCTGTGGCCACGTAGCTGGTGCTGCGGTTCTCCACCTCTACCGTTACCTTCATTCCGTCCACCAGCACTGTGTATACGCTGGTCATGGCCCGGCTGGCATAATCACCGAACCTTTCAACATGCCGGGCCAACGCTGCATCGCACGCCCTGCGGGCCATCGGGGAATCTTTCCTGCTTCGGTTAATAAGTCTCATTCGGCACGCTCCGGGTCAAACACGTCCCAGCAGTTTCGCTCGATATTCGCCAGCAGGCGGCGATCTTCTATCTCGGTCAGCGGGCGGCCGGTCAGCTCTACCACTTGCTGGTTGTTATGCGTCAGCAACATGTTCAGCTCTTCAACACTCCAGCGGGGTTGTTTCTCGCTCATATCATTACCGGGAGGGACAACCCTCCCGCCTCCCTCATGCCACGTATTCGGGCTTCATATCGAGCAGGGTAACGGCAAACTGGTCATACAGTTCGTCGCCCAGATGGCGCTTCGCAGCAGCCAGTGCTTGCTCTGCTTTGGCGAACTGCTCTGCAGCATCCGGTTCGTCAGGCTGGGGCAGGGAGTTGATCGCCGCTTCCACCTTGTTGCGGGCGTCTACCAGGTAGTAGCGCCGTACGGCTTTGTTTTTCAGTTCAGTGAACAGCGCCGAACCGAGAGTAGTTTTGGCCGCTTCGATATCCACCCGCACTGCTTTGGCGTTGTCGACGTCCTGAGCCGCTTCAATGCGATCCCGAAATTCATCGGCCAGGACATCGATGTTGGAAGCAGATTCCTGCGCGCTGTGAGTTGTTGTTACGCTGTCACCTTTGATATCAGCCAGGCTGACGCGCTGGGCGGGGGCTAAGTTGATCTCTTTCTCGGTACGCTGCTCAACTTCATCCGGGGTATAAACCCCCAGGACGACAGCAGGACAGTAAAGGCGGGCCCAGTATTTGAGGGCCAGATAAGCAATCTGCTGTTTAGGGTTCGAAATCCAAAGTGGAGAGTTACGCGTAATAACGCTGGACAGGAACACCGGTTCGCCCCAGGTAATATCACTTTCGCCGCGAATGACGGCTCCCACACGAACCGACAGGCCTTGCTCATCAGCACTGGTCCAGCCGCGTACCATTTCTTTTTTATCGTACGTCCCGCCGCCTTTTGCAGGCTTCTTCACGATCTCTTCACGGCTGCTGGCACATTTCGACCAGTCACCTTCGTACTCATAGTGAAAGCGCCCCACAATGGCGTTTGAACTGGAGATCACCGCGTTAACCAGCTGGGCTTCGTAGCCAAGCACACCGTTTACCAGGTGCGTTTTCTGCGCCACCGCGTACGGGTTCATTCCCCATTGCATTGCCTGCATGATGATGGCCATGCAATCAGCCGGATTACCTCTAAGGTGCTCAGGAACGGTAACGGCGGCCTGAGACATCAGGCCAGCTACAGCCTGGAGCTGGGTTAATGCCTGCACGTTGAAAATGGCGTTATTGGCTGAAATGGTATTCGGTGCCTGCTGTTCTGATGTGATGATGTTCGTATTTTCCATGGTCATTCCCCTTATGCCTGGGCACGCAGCGCTTCAAGGCGGCGCAGATCGAAGTCGTCAAGTTCATCGGTGTAATCGTCAGTGATCGGAGCTGGCCACTCTCCTGTGTCGAACCCGGTAGCGATAGCGCGCATGGTTTTGCGGTATTCCAGCATGCCCAGTTCCAACAGCTCTGCAGATGCCTCGATAATGGCTATCCAGTGGTAGTTCTCGTCTTTGTTGACGAAAATCCAGAAGAACTGATCCAGCGCTGCGGTTTCGCAGTACATGGCCGCGCTCAGGTGGTAATCACGCATCCGAATCTCACGACGCAGCCGCGCTTTGAGCGCATCTGCTTTTACATCCCACATGCTGATAGTTTTGAGATCGGCACCGATGCGGACGCCGTCAAGCTCGATCTCGAGATCCGGGCGCACGCGGATTTCGAGGCCAGTCTCTTCGTCAATGCCGAAATAGCTGGTCTCTACGACGCGGCTCGGGTGCGTCAGCAGCATGCCGGAGGTCGGATGCGCCAGTAATGCAGACTGAATGGCCCGTGCGGTCGCCAGCTGCTGGTGGGTTACCAACACCTTGCCTTCCGGATTCTCGCGCCAGGCATCCAGCAGCTCGTCGGCAAACACAGCTGCTGGTTTTACTGCCTTGACGGACTGAATCAGGTCGGCCTTCGTACCCGAAACTTTCAGTGGCTGTGGCTTCTGCGCTTCCTGCGCTACCAAGTCGGGATTGATAATTGCCAACTGCTCGAGGAGTGCTTCACGGCTGCCGCTGATTTTCACCGGAGCGGGCAGGGTGGCGTTGTACTCTTTTATGCAGGCTTTCATAGCTGCAGCGGTCTGCTTCTTATCAGACTCGATGCGCTGGAACTCTTCCGGCAGCTCCATATAGCTTTCTGCGGTTTCGTCTACTGCTGCGCCCAGCGGCAGCTGCGCTGGCAGGGTGGCGTTATGGGCCTCCAGCAGCGCTTTGATATCATCAGCGCTCAGCTGCGGCGTCAGGCTGGCGTTGTACTCGTAAATGCACTCGCGGATCGTCGCCGTGGTGGTGAGTGCACCTTCCGGGATCTCCGGCTCAATGCTGAACTCGGCGGCCAGCGTCTCCGGCTGCAGCGCAAGCGCATGCACCAGATTGCCCATGTCGAGAACCTTCGACCGCTCCTTCTGGATGGTCTTAGAGACGTGGCGCGCTTCGAAATACATCAGGGAGACACGGGCATCCTTCACCTGGGTGCTGCTGATGCCGTTCGCGGCATGGTAAACGTCGTTCGGCAGGCCTTCATAACGGCCTGGCTCGAAGTAAGCTGGCCACTCCTTTGCAGCAGCCTCTGGCTCGGAAATATCCGCTACCGGTTCTATTTCTGTCATTTCTGGTTCGGTTGGAGGTAATTCCGGCTCATCCTGGCTAAGAGCATCAATATTCTGGTCCAGATCGGGGGCAACGTTGCGCGTCAGTTCTGGTGTGGCAGAGACGAGGATATCCGCCGGGCTTACGCTAATTGTTTGCGCAGCAGCTTCATTAGCGACTTCGACTGCGGGTAACGCATTACAAGCTTCGACTTTGCTCGGGTCAGTCTCTTCCATCTGCACACTGCCAACGATCTCGACTTCCTGTTTTGCGACTTCGTTTGAGGGGGTATTGATGACCGGATTTGCTTTTTCATCCAGCAGCCCATCGATGGCGAACATGCCGCCGCCGAGGTTGGTTACTTCTGGCTTAGCGGTGGTGACGCGCTGGTGTGACGGCTCGGTGCCCTGAATGACTCCGGCAACCACGGCCGCGCTGTCAATCTGACGCGCAGCGGCGAGGATACTGGCCTCAGGTGTATCATGCTTGTATTCATTGAGCGTCGCGCTGATATAGCCAGTCATGCGATCCGGGAACGGTGTTATGCCTGAGGACGCTTCGCGGATGAGCGCAAAAATTGCAGCGCGCGAGTAATCCAGGATACCTGCAGTTTTACGCAGTGCTGTGGACCACTCTTTCCAGGGACTTTCTTTTGCAGCAACAATGTCTTTAGCCCTGCGGTGAATAGAGCCGGGGATATTGTAGATATCAAAATCCATCGGCAGAGTTGCGCACGCGATCTCAATATCAAGTGTGTCCAACGTATGCTCATAGTCTGCATTACGGTCTGTTTTGATGCCGCCGCCCGCGTTCGTGCCGGTGTCGGTGCGCTGAATGGTTGAAACCCGGTTACCGTTAATCCATTCCTTAGCGAGCAGGCCGCGATCGATATAGTCCGTCGTTTTCCAGGCCTTCATGAACTGGAGCATCAGAGATAAATCAGGTGTCGCTTTATCAGAAGGAAATACGCGCTTAACAGCATCGGTAAGCCTCCAGAACTCGAAGTCACGAAGATTTTTCATCCCTTCGACATTCTCGGCGGCCAGCAGCAGGTTTTGCACGTAGGAGTCATCGGTGTCCATTTCCAGCTGGCGCACAGTACTCAGTTGTTCATTGTCGATGTGGTACGCGTATTCCTTCTCGGTAATAAACTGTGCGAGGAGGCGGTGACGGAACGACAGCGTAGGAACAGCGTGCAGTTCAGTAATATCCCTATCGCGAAATGCCTGTACGAGAGCCTGGGCCTGGGCAACTTCTTCAGGCGTAGCTTCCTGCCGAACTATTGCACTCGAAGCAAGCGCATCTTCACCAGGTTCACTGGTATCGGCGAGTTCAGGGGCGGGCAGTTTGCCGCTAAGCCAGCTTTCGACCAGTTGGGCACGTTCGCCGACCTCAGCTTTCACCCAGCTCGACATGAAAGCAGCCAGCAGCGCGGGTTCATTTTCTTTATGCTGCGGGAAAACGTCTTTGACAGCCTGCACCAGTTTCCACTCAGCGTGAAGGCTGAGTTCGCTCATATCAGGAACTTCATTTTTGGCCTGCAGCAGGTTCTGGAAATAAACATTTTCCTCATCCATAGCCAATTGGTTGGCGACGATCTGCTGTTCTTGGCTGATCTCCGAATGGTATTTGTCGCCCAGCAGATGAACGGCTAAGCGGACAGACTGGGTGCGATTTTCAAGCTGGGAGGTGCTGCCCGCATCAACGGTATCCGTAGCCGTTACCGGCGCGGCAGGGAGAACTGCATCGTTGATGGTGCTGGCCTGGGCAAGATCGGTTTCATCCTGTGGCGTGGCACCGGGGATCACGTTCCAGGTACGCTGGTCGTCAGCCAGTTGATAGCGATCGCACCAGGTGAAGTCGACGACGCCTTCTTCAGGCAGGTCGTTAACAACCGGAAAATCGGTGCGGATCGGTTTGGCGTAGTCTTTGCCTCGGCCAGTTTCGATGCCTGTATCTTCCAGCTTAACATCGAGCGTCAGGGCGGCACGTGCTTCGGTTTTGGCACTGAACCAGATAACGCCGTCAGGTTTCCCCGACTTTTGCGTTGCCTTGATTAAGTAGAAAAATTCCATGTCAGATCCTCATTTTTGGATGTAAGATCCCCGGGCCAGAGATAGCGCCCATTGGGTGAACTTTGGTTTTTTAAGTAGTTTTCCGGTGTAACTTTGGTCGGGAGCACCGGACGTACGGGCCGCCTTGCGCGGCTTTTACGTTATGCCTCGTGTGCCATCTGGTCGTACGAAGCACAACGTTCTGAGCAGTATTCTTTTTCTTTGCGCGCCAGCTGGGCGCCGTTGCGATAGAGAAGGGGACTTTTGACTACTTCCTCCGGTTTAACCGGCTTGCCGCAGTACCCGCATTTCGTTGAGTTACACATCTGGATTACCCTTTTGCGCCAGCAGGTAGCATAAGCGGCGAAGGAGCACCTCTAAGAAGTTCAGTTTTACGGCCTGCTGCCGTCCTGGTTTGCGTGCGAAATCAATCATTCTCAACCTCATTTGCCTTATCGCCGGCCAGCGGAACGTTTAAACCTGATGCGCGTTATTCTCTCCACCTCATCCGACTATTCATACGCCGTCGGCGGCTACTTCGTGGGCTCCATGCCTGGGTGGTCGTTGTGGGTCGCGGTGAGAGGTATTAAATCACTGGTTTATATTTATGTCAATCTTGTATTTATGTCGGGTGTAAATCGGCGGTTTATATAACTGGAGTTTCTAAGGTGACTGAAGAAACGCAGGCAAAAAAAATCCCGACGCTAAGGTCGGGATTGGTGTGTTCGGGGGGGGCGGTGAGACGTATCTGATGGGGGGAGCATAAAAATTTGGCACAGGGGCCGATTCGCAGATTGGGGTTAGAACATAAATTTCGCCAGTCCCAGAAGCGCTAATCCCGTTGCTACGGTCCACATAATCTGTCTATTTACTGCTGATGAAATGGCGCTGTTAACTTCACTCAAACTCGGTTTTTTAGATAATTTTTCATCGATATCAACCTGCTTTTGAAGAATGACAGCGACATCACGACTAGTTTGCGCTGAAGAGTTCCGCAAATCACGCACATCGGCACGAACTTCAGCAAGATTAGCCTTAATATCTTCAACATTGGCTTCTAATTTAGCAACTCGAACTTCAAGCATACCATTTCCTCCACCACCCCGCCCACCAAGTTTATTCTCCTCAACAACGTCGCCGAGGGATAAGGGGTTTCCATTTGGAAGGTTAAATACATTATTATTATGTGTCAATTTTACTCTCCCACTTTTCAGCAACAGCAAAATAAGCACTTATCACTTCGATAGTTTTCCAGCCCGTATCAGAATCAGCTTTCATGCATAACAAACTTGCCTCAATACGGTAAATGCCGGGGGCTTTAGCTTTGAACCCTTCAACCACAGCCATTGCGGCTACGAATTCCCCATCACCGCTCCACTTGGGGTTATAGCTGAATAGATTATTATGACTATGATTCGATAAGGTAACGTCTTCGTCATCTAAATATATTTTTAGCTCAAGGGAATAATTATCTACACCATTAAAACCTATGACACCAAATCGCACTAAAACATTTTTTTCACACGGAAAGGTATCGCATTGAATACCAAGCTCAGGAGTAAAATCTTCTTTGACTCCGGGCTCTGCAATTCCAGGATAAACAAACGCAATTCTCGGTATCTCGTTTTTTAACATTTTTATTCCCCCTGCGACCTTATTCTACCCTTCATGTACTTCTCATACAGTTCATCCAGCTCTTTCAGGCGAATCGCGAAGATGCGGAGCATGTTCTGTTGCTCTTCTTCCGGCAGTTGGCGGTAGAGCTCCAGCAGGCGCTGTTCGTCCGGCTTAAGGCCGTCTTTTTCGCCAACGTCCTCACCGAGTAGCCAGGCGACAGAAATGCCAACTGCGTCGGCTATGGCCAGTGCTGATTTTTTACTAATCACGCCTTTTTTGAACCAGCCGTTAACGGCCTGAGGGGTAACTCCAGCTATTCGTGCCATGTCTGCTTTGGTAACGCCGCGATTAGTGATCTCAGTAAGGCGCTCTACCAGAACGAGGTTGGGTTCTTCTTTTCTCATAGGGCCATTGTAAATATTTGGTTTATACACGCAATAAATCCAGTGTTTGCATGAAGTGTAAATCTGTGGTTTACTCTGGCTATCATTAAGCAGGAGAAGCACATGTCCGCACTCGATAAAGCAATTAAAGCCGCTGGCTCAGCCAGAAAGCTCAGCATCGCGCTTGGTGTGACGAGTATGTCTGTAAGTCATTGGAAGAATCGTGACCAAGGAATCGTCCCGCCAAGTTATATCTTCCCGATTTTCAAAATGACAGGCGTGACTCCCCACGAACTGCGCCCTGATCTCTACCCAAACCCCACAGATGGTTTACCTAAGCAGGAGCACTGACCATGCACACACTAGGTTTTCATGATGATAGCAGGGAGCTAACCGCTCCGCTGAGATCGAATTATCAAGGCGTTCCGCGCAATAACTGCAAGCTCAATCATATTCGGGAAGCAGTGAAGGCATGGAACAGAGCCACGCCCGGCTCTGCTCAGTTACACATCTCGCAACTGGTGGCGAAGGAGTGGATAGCACGCGGCGGGCGCGGCCTGTTGCTGGCCGGTTCTGAGCACAACACAAGACAGAATTTTTTTCGGATGATTAACGATCCAGGTCCTAAGAACGACAAAAACCTGCTGCAGCTTATCCCGGTCATCATCGATGTGATGGCGAGTGATAACGAGCAGGTAGCGCGCCGGTTTGGGCTAATCAGCGGAAAAACAAAGGCCGAGCTTATTGCTGAAGCGATCAAAGAGTGCGCCGAAGCAAAACAGGCCGTTCTGCTCAGCTTACCAGAACATCAGAAGCTGAAAGAGGTGAGCGAGGGTATTGCGTCGCTGTTCCGGCTAATGCCAGAGCAGACAGGGACACTAATGACGATCGTCACTTCAATGCTGGAGGCAGTATGACAGGGCTAAAAATGGTGAAAGCCGCGCTGGTGAGACAGCAACGGCTTTCGGGTGCAATTACGGGCAGCAACTGCGAGGTCATTATGACAAACGCTCATTTAAAACACCAGGCGAAAGGGGCATAGCTATGTCAAATGTCGCTTACGCGGATTTTGCGGCACGTACTGCCGCCAGGAGCAACAGGATGGAGAACCAAAAGACCGGTTTCATCCCGTTGTACCGGAGTGTACTGAAGCAGTCCTGGGGGAAAGACGTGTATCTTCGCACCCTGTGGGACAATCTGCTTCTTACCGCTGCGAGACAGCCATACACGGCCAACTTTAAGGGCCGTCAGTGGCCCTTGCAGACCGGACAACTGGTGACCACCACAGCCGAGCTGGGGCTGGCTTTATGCGACCGGAGCGGGGAGCCGACCAGCCGTCACGCAGTGGACCGTATGCTCGCTTTTTTTGAGAAAGAAGGGATGATTACCACTGCCGGTGAACGCCGGAAGGGCACGGTGATCACTATCACAAACTACGCGCTTTATGCTCAAAAAATGGACGATTTGCCCGCGCATAACGCCGCGCATAACAGCGAGCATTACCCCGCGCATAACGAATCCAGTAACGGCGCGGCTTCGGAGAGTAGTGCCGCGCATAACCCCGAGCATAAGGGCGCGCTTAAGCCCGCGCATCATGAACAAGAAGTAATATTAAATACTAATGTATTTAATGATCGTAAGAAAAAATCCAAATCTCTTCCTGATGCTGCAGTTCAGACCCCCGCAGGCGACAAGTGGGGTACCGCTGAAGATCTGCAGTGCGCAGAGTGGATGCTCGCCCTGCGCAACATCACCAAGCCTTCGATGAAAAAACCGAACCTAACCTCCTGGGCGAATGACATCCGCATGATGCGCCAGCTCGACGGCCGCACGCATCGCGAAATTTGCCAGCTGTTCAAATGGGCTGCGCAGGATTCGTTCTGGCACAAAAACATCCTTTCGCCCGCCAAACTGCGTAAGCAGTGGGACACTCTGGTGCTGCACCGTGAGGATCGAAGTCGTAAGCCTGTCAACGAAACCCCGGCCAGTGACGCGCACTGGAACAGCCCTGAAGCCTGGAAGGATTTCATATGAAGCAAGAACTGTTTCACGCAGTGCAGAACCGCGACGGCGAAATGTTGGCGCGCATGGCTGGCAGCAGCCGCGAACAGGCCAAGGTGATCAACAGCGACGCCGAGCGCATGGTGGATCTCCTGTTCAGCCAACTCAAGCAAGTTTTTCCGGCGGCCACGCAGACCAACCTGCGCAGCGAAGCGGCCAAACAGCAGTGGATCGCCACGTTCGCCGAAAACGGTATTCGCAGCCGCGAGCAGCTGGTGGCCGGGATGCAGAAAGCGCGCGCCAGCGTGTCACCATTCTGGCCGTCGCCGGGGCAGTTCGTCGCCTGGTGCCGTGAAGGCAAGGGTCCGCTCGGCGTGAGTCCGGCGGATGTCATGACCGAATTCTGGAAGTGGCGGAAGCTCGTTTTCAAATACCCCACCAGTGAGCAACACCCGTGGCCACAGCCACTGCTGTATCACGTTTGCCTGGAGCTGCGCCGCCGGGGTGTTGATCGCCAGATGAACGAAAAAGAGCTGCTCAGCGAAGCCGGGCTCCTGCTGGCGCACTGGGAAAAACGCGTTGCAGAAGGTAAGCCGATCCCGCCGGTACGCCGTGCACTGGCAGCACCGAACCAGGACAGGGGGCCGACGCCTGCAGAAATGCTGATGGCCGAGTACAAGCGCCGCCAGGCGCAGGGGAGGGTTTGACCGTGTGCAACCGCTTAAAACCAAAGCAAAAGGCCATTGTGGAGTTCATCGAAGCAAATGGCCTGGCTACGCCCCGCCAGATCCGTAAGCTGCTTGGCTGCGACATCCGTGAGGCCTACGACCGTCTCAAGCGGCTGGGTATGGCCGGGATCGTCAAAAATATCGGCAAACCGAAGCATCCGGAATACCAGCTGGTGCAGCGCTGGCAGGAAAAAATCAAGCAGCCGAAGCCGCGGATACCAGCAGCGCCATCAGCGGCCGATGTATGCCGCCAGAACTGGCAGGGCTACGAAATTCATAAAATTTTTGGGAGTGCGCGGGCATGAGTGAATCACTTAACAACAAAGAGCTGATCGCGGTTGGCCATGAGCTTGCGAAGGCAATGACCAGCGACACGCCGATCATCGAAATCGCAAAAATGATGTCTCGCCTGGCCGAGCGGCTAGATTGCACTACGGCTGCGCTGCGCGAAACGGCTAAACAGCGTGATGCGCTGGCGAGGGCCTGGGACGCACAGGATGACCACATCATCCAGCAGGCCGACCGTATCGAATCGTTGGAAAACACAAACACCGGGCTGGGAAAGGCGCTCGGCGCAGAACAGAAGCGGATCGTTGAACTGGAGAATAGTCACATCAAATTGCGTGAGTCGGCGGCAGCGATTCATAACACGATCCGCCTGGATGGCGCGCAAACGTCACTGGCAGTGATTCTTAATGCTGCGAAACGTGCGCATGACGAATCAACCGCTGTAGCTTGTATTAGTACAAAGGAAGAATGAAAAGTTAGAATGACTAATAACCCGGCACCATGGCCGGGTTTATTTACCTAGATTTCATCACAACCGCATACCGGGATAGGGAATACACGGGAGTTTTTCGGAAAAATCTTCTTACCAGTCTTGTCAGTAATGTAAGGACGGAAGATTACTTCACAAGAATTACCGCATTTACAGCAGATTGTAGTCGCCATTATGGCTATCTCGTTTACCACAGCAGCCCTTCGCCGCTTGAAAAAAAAAACTGTAACCGCTATGGTAACAATGTAGTGTTATGTTCCATTGCAAGGGCTCCCGAAGGGGGTTACAGCTTACAGCATCACGTCCAACTCCCCAGTCCGACATGATGCTGAGTTCTTTGCACTACTGAGGCCGGACGTAAACCTTCAAAATTGAAGCGATGCGTTCGGCTTCTTCTTTTGTGATGTCATTTGGAATACCTGTAATCGTTACCGTAACACCTAACTCAGGACGCAGAACAACAGGAAGGTCGTAGGTTGGAAGTGTTACCACCTTCTCTTCGACATTAATGTTCTCAGTTATCAACTCGTTACCCTCTTTTACCTCTGAATGACTGTGAGACTCTTTATCAACGGCGTGGTAAGGAATTACATCCTCAGTCTGGTAAGCAATAAACTTCTTAATGGCGCTATCTGTTCGGCTTTTATATGAAATCATACTTGCCGGAGAAGGTGTGGGGTCGGTTCTGCGAATATAACGTTGTGCTAGGGTATCAACATTTAATTTACGCACATCGTCCATTTCGTCTTCAGAAACGACTGTCAGAAGGCGAGCGCTTGAGTTTTTAAGATTTCGTGCTGTAGCCTCCTTCACAAGGTCGAGCGTGAGAAGCGAATCAAGGAACTCTTTGAACGCCTGTACGCTTAAATTTTTTTCTGTCAT